CGACCTATGCTACTTGGTGGTAACAAGATCTCAATCAAATCGTCAATGCTTAGTTCAGCTCTACAAGAGAGCCTACATCTTTCATTTTCCATCTGAATGAGATTTTCTCTTGTTGCCGGCGCTTCGAAATGACAAAGCGCCCCTCCGGGCACGTCCGGTTGGGAATTACATTTGTTTAGGCAGTGATTTTCTGCGTCAGAATATACGCTTCTGATTGCGCTCGTTTACCAAACGAGAAATGCATAGGATTACTCCTGTCACCCTTCTCAAGGGCCGCTCTTGTTCTGACCCACACACCCGAGCAAGGGCATGAGGACTTATTGGTGGGGTCACTATCCACCTAGGGAATTGCATAGCTATTGTGTGCCAAGATGCGTGTAGATGCACAGTTAAGGAAGAAGTACAGACCTAAATCTGTCCCAATACCCATGTAGCGTTCAAACACACCATCAGACAAATCAACACCAGCATTCTTATTAACGCTAGCAACAATGGTCTCAAAACAGGATCCGTCATACTTGCCACCCGATGTTACGGGAGCAGTGGCGTTAGTAGGGTCTGTCGACTCAAACTTGAACACCGAGTAATTGGGAACACTTACGCTGAGACCAGCTTGCGTTTTCTGGTTCACTACTGCCTGCCCACACGCTGTGTTGGGATTGTTCGTAGCTATGTTATTCGTGTTAAACGATGTCGAACCGGGCACCCATGTTGTTGTACCGAAAAAGGTTGTGGTAAAGGGATCATTGTCCCTTGCTGCCTTAACGGTAACATAGTCTGGGCCGTCCCAGTTGTAGTGCCAATGGATGGATCCACGCACGGCCACGAAACAGTTAGCAATCAGGTGCCATGGTGTGACCACAACAGCATTGAAAGGAAAGGTACTGGCAGGCGCGTTAACTCCATTCACAGTTTGCAACCCCGCAGGGTCATAACCGAAGTATGGCGGAAAACGCATGTGCCTATATTTCCAATAGCCTGCCTGAGCTGTCGTAATCGTCGGTATAATCCCATCAATCAGGTTAACACGCCGCAGCAGTGTTCGCAGGGATCCAACAACCTCACCAAAGTTCACTCGCGAGCGATGTGATTCAATAGTGGCTGAATTCGTTCCCACGGACATCTCCTGTCCAACTCGTTCCTCCTGATATTCCTCCGATTGAATGGCAAACACTGTCTCATTTTGGGGTGCTCTACAAGGGTTCGCAAACTCAATGTTTTCAGCAGCCCGCACAAAGACCTGCATCTCCACGGTCGAGGAAGTGACGGGCGCGGTAAGTAACGTAAGCACCTTAACGGAAATCATTCCATTATCAAAGGTATCGGCATACGTCAAAGCCGGTCCTGTAGATGTCGTATACCTACTAGACACGTAGTCATTATAAGTATAGCACCAAGCCAATGCTTGCTGGTAGGGAATCCGCACGTCCACCTCTGTTTCCTCGCCCAGATCCACAATCTTGTTGAATGTGACAGGGCCTGTATCTGCAGTAGACTGCACTGAGGCGTTGAAGGGGTCATACGAAATGCGCACTCGCCCCTTGTGAAAGGGCGTAGCAATGAACCGGAATGTGAAGATGATATCCCCACGCCAGCTCTTGAAAAGCTGCGCCACTAAGGACATTGGAGTTTGTTGCACAAGGCTCTGCACTACTGTGCCTCCCAAGTTCATACTTGGGGTAACCTTTGCTGTGAACAATGCTGTATCAACTGCGGTTGCAGTTGTCCAAGAGGAAGAAGTCAAAAACGATTGACGCCCAGCAAACTTCGAGATGGCCAACTCATCCTCACCGGTCAAACCGATAATGCTTGGGTCAATCGAAAGTTCATTCTTGGCGTCTAGGGTCAGCTTCTCTACAGGGTATCCAATCTCTGGTGACGCAAATTGCGGAAAGGGAGACGGTCGATATGGTAAAGTAGGGTCAATGACAGGCACATTGGTAAAACCAAAAAGCTTGGCTATCCCAGCCACAGCACTTGCACCCATCTCTGTTGCTGTCGCAAATTTCCCAATAAAGGGTATACTCTTTAGCTTGTTAGCTATCGTAGCAACAGTACTTGCTGGTCCGGACACTGGTCCTGTCCCATATTCATCCGCTTGCATTGCCAATCCCACGCTGGGCCCAGCCAAGACTACGTCTTCAGCCCAGGCATACACCTGAACAGACACGGAATTGCCTGTGGCTCCATTTGCACTTCGCAGCACATTGTAAATGATCATTCGTAGAGTGCCCATATCCGTAAAATCCTGAGCAACCTGTGCTTTAAGATAAGCACGTGGATAGAAGAATGGCAAAGTCATTTCAGCCCCTTCCGAGGCTTGAGGCTTCAACCACACTCCAGGTTGCTGTGAATAAGGAATCAACTCTGAATTCGCTTGACCACCAGCAGTGCCACTAATGATAGTGGATTGCTTGAAATTTGGCAGCGGTTGGTAACAGGCACGCATCGATCCATACAAAAATGGAGACGCATTGATGACAAATTTCACCTTCAAATTCGCCCTCAAAAAGCTAAAGTTATTCAACTTAAACTTGATGTTGGCATTGTTAAAGAAGAGATTCCAAGGGGAAATTGTCTGCGAAATACCCACTGCATCAGCTTGCGACCATGTAAAGTTGAGAATTCGTACAGGGCGAGACAAGAATTCCTTCAAGCCCGCCGATGTAACGGCATCTGCTGTATCAATGGAGCTAGCGATTGATGGGTAACCGATGTTGCTACCTGTCGCCGAGTCAACAAATGCTGTGGTCTCAGACTCTGTCATAGCCATCTCTTGGACGGCTGGAGCTAGAATTGTTTCTTCAGACTGTATCTGACAACTCCAAGCATCCAAACATGAGTCACACTTCACTTGCTGTACTGTCCCAATCGAAAATTCCATGGGACGTTCACACTGCGGACAACTAAGGAAGAAGTCCACAATGTCAGTTCTGTTGTTGTTTTGTTTTTTGTTTTCTTGTTTTTGTGTTTTGTTTCGGAATACTTAAACGCCTGAGATTCCGTAGTCTTCGGGCGAGTTCTCATTTTTGTCGACACCCAGTATCGCTCCCCTGAATAGGGGGGTCCTTAGTGAAGGACGGGTTTACATGAAAAATGCACACTCACTAATATACAAAATGCAGAAAATATATACATGCAGATCACTCATCACGTGGGGACTACTTCGGCACAATAGTGCGCGGGTGCTCACCAACACACCCTCGGGTTCTTTGCGTCTCCATTCCAAGAGACGACTTCTCGAAGCGAGCACACAGCTCGCTCCATGTTGGAAAAGACTTAGCTTTCACTTCGTGGTGGATACCCGCCTCAAGGGCAAGATTCCACAACCAAGCACGTTCGCGTTCAAAGGTTTCTTTTCCATACCAAAACCACTCATTGACTGCCGCTGTAATCAACGACGCCATGTGTACTTCCGGCGATTCTGTTTCACTTGGTGTTCCTACCGTCAGCATCTTGTGGATCGATGCCACTTCCAGTGGACACACCACGGCTCCAATGTCATCATCCCATCTCCATGTCCTCTTCAGGTACGAAACCTCCCGAATGTGGATGAAGGGACGTGATTCACTCTCTTTGTCAGCCATGGTGTACTCCACCCCAATAGAGGCTAGGGTTTCCTGAATGGCAGTGTGGTTGAACCACGATGCTAATGGGCTCACGCCCATAGCGTTGTCATCGCCATATGTCAGGAGGTTAACATGCTTCTTGAAGTTCTCCACTTGTGCGTAGCCCTTGAGCTTCAGCGGGGAGAGTTCCAAATAGCAGTACCTCATATACAGCGCATTCACCAAACAGTTGATGATGACAGTCAAGGGATGTCCAGATGGGTTTGACCCAAAGAACTCAACCAAATCACCTCCGAAGTTGACTACCGAGTAGGCAGTATCCTCAGCAATGCAGTGGATCACAATCAGCTCTTCTTCTGTCCACCCTGCTTCACGCAAGATTTCACTCAGAATCCAAAAGGCTTCAAGGATCAACAAAGCTGCCATCTTTTTGTCGAACTTGCCATAGTCACCTGCAATCAATCGGTCAACGCCATGTCGAGTCAGGTAGTCAAAGTATTGCTCCCATTCCAGTGTCTGAGTCGCGCACCCTGGGGATGCCTCAAACACGAATGGGTTCTCCTGAATCACCTTGACGGTTGTCAGTAGATACTTCCGCACCACGAACGACCAGTCCGCTGGCGCGCCCGTGAAAACGCGCACTTTCCCAGCAGCCACCTTGGCTCGAGAACGTGGTTCATCCTTCAACTGCCCGCTGAATACTGGGCACGCCCGCTGTCCACGGGCATAGCATGTCTCGATGTGAGCAATGCGATCGAGCACCTCAGGATTGAAATACTTGACGTTGATATCTCCTTCAAGAAAATGTTTCTTGGCCTTGCAATACGGTTCACCCATGGATGATTTGAAATTCATCTTATCAATGAACTTCACCCCGGCAATACCGTTTACAACAGCCTCGTTGGACAAGACTTGCAAAGTTTGCAGAGCCTCCACTGGTAACGCTGTCAACACATCCTTCACGTAGGCTTTCGCGCACGCACGGAGTTTGACACTATCAATGGCGCCATGCTGCTGGTTAGCAACATCCACCAAAGCCAAGCGCCATGGTCTCCAGTCCCGCAATTCGGGACGCACGGCATCCACATCCCACTTTCGCTCCTCGAGAATGCGTGTGCCCAACAGTGTGGGTCCTACCTTCGAGCGTGGTGTGGCTTGGAAACCTGTGTACGATCCGTAAACCGTCACAGATCCCTCTTCCAGCCAGCGCAGAGGGGAGAACATTCTTAACTGTCCAACACTTTTTTCCTTTGAAGGAGCCGAGATGACTGGTGAGCCACTCTGAATGATGGGTCGGTCAAAATGAGCCACTGCTCGCTCGACCTTATCGGAATCTAGGGCCGATGCCCATACAGTGCCAGAGGCATTCCCTAGCATGTGCAAACCAAGAATGGCGGACTGTGGTTTGTGAACTACAAGTGGCATACCACAATCTCCCACCGTTGTTGGCAATTGAGCGTTACCATGCCACGCATCCATATCTTGGGCTAATCCCTCATGAGAGACCTTGCCTAGCTGCACAGCGGCAACCACTAACTCCTGCGGAGCTATTGTCTTCGCATAGCCTGTATAGGCCGCACGGTACATACCAGCCAATGTTGGCTTGCGGATCAACTGTCGAAGATCACGTTTTGGCGACCAACACATCACCATGAACCAAGCCTGATCGGAACCAGGATCTCGGAAAATTTCGTGTTGGCGGATGACAAAAGTCACATTGGGAGTTGCACCCATGGGTGTTCCCTCAATCAATAGTGAGACCTTGAGATCTCCATCCATGTAGAACGTGTGGTTATTAGTAACCCAGAGGTGACCGCCAACGCACAGCGCATTGCCCTCACGAATCTTCTCGCCGTTGCTGACCTTGATACGCGCCATATTGCGTTGCACCAATTGCATCAACTGGTCTCGTGGTAGCGCTGCATAACTGACATTCACGTCAGTCGTGTCAAATGACGACGTTTGATAGTCATCACGCTTCCACACATTCTCCTTCTCCGTAGTCTTGAATGTACTGTCCGCCACCGATTGGCGAAGTCCCTGTTCTTCAAGTCCTGCATCAGAAAGGACATCATTGCAATCCTCGCACATCTCAAGAGTTTTCACTGGCTTAGACTTACCAGCCTGGCAAGCTTTGCACACCTCAACCCATTGCTCAGCCTTGCGGCAACATGGGAGGTAGCATCGCTTGCAAGCTCGGGTCTCGGTCTTACGAAAGGATCGCCCGATACTCACAACCGTGAAAACCGTAGCAGCAAGTGCAGAGGCCACTGCGATTCCCTTAAGAACCTTGCGCCATTTGGGCGCGATATACGCATCCCTCACCATAGAACCACAGTACTGGTAAAATGATCGCTTGTTCGTTCGCACGAAGGAAAGAGTTCCCATCGCCAACTTGCGGCACACCCTCCAGCCCATAGCTGAGTGGGTGATATAGCGCACTGTGGCTGACGCCATGTACCAGTCGATGTACTTCAAAGCACACCAAGTAACAGCTCGAGTCATACCACGACCTGCTTGCATGGAATGGTGACTTACCACCTGCGACAGCACTTCAGCCATAGCAATCTCTTCGGATTCAAGTTGAGGCATTTCCGCCTCATCAGCTTCGTCTGAGGGTCCACGTAGAGTGGCCACTGACGTCCATTCACGCACCAACTTCTTCTTGGAGAAAATCTGGGTGGTGAGAACGTAATTGTGGTTTGCTTGCAGATCATACTCGTAAGTGT